GTAGTGGTCTCTTGCAATAAAGTCGTATGTCTCCACTAAAGGTTGACCACCTGGCTCAAACCCAGTCGACATATTGGTTAAATGTACATTTTGTAAAACAATCTTCATTGGGCCCATCCCGGAACCGCCACTGTGTTTTACTAATCTTTGGTTGATATCAGTTGCCATTATTTTATCTAAACTATTATATTGATCAATCGAAGCAGAGTCGTCATTCTTACTTGAAGCAGTTGGTGTTAAGCTTGAGTCCTGTACCCCGTACATTATTATTAAATTAAAAGGAGGATGTGAACTAAATATATTATGTCCTTCTGAAGAATTTGAAGCTGGGTCTGAAGTAATTCTATCTAACTGACTATATGCCCAGTACTTTTGTATATTTTCCTCATCAACTAAAGACTCTGACTGAGACCCCATAAGAGAAACTACGCTGTTGCTATTTGGCTTATTTGAGGCAGAGTTTACTCTTACTTCTGCAGCTTTTTCTAATAGGTCGGTCATTCTTCTAGGGTATCTAGTGTAGAGACTTAATCTTCCAGCAATGGCTCTAGTACCAAGCATCATCGCATCAAAGTTATAAGACCAAAATCCATAAAGAGGTTGTTTTTGTTGTTGAACAGTGAAAGTAAATCCAGCTGTATCTAACTCATCTTGTGGATCGAATAATCCATCAATATAAATTTTTACATCTTCACCAGAAAAATAGTAGTCATAATAATTACTAAATTTTTGATCATTAGTGTCTTTTCCTCCGGCCCCAATTGAGGTCTACGTCAGAAGAAAGTGGATCAAAAGTATTTCCAGCTCCAACTAATGGATTATTTCCTACATATTGTCCCCAGGGGATATAGCCACTAAATGGCCTATAAGGTGGACGACTCGGCATATTTTTACTCTGTTCCTTCTATAACGTCCATAAAGTTTCTATAATTAGCAACAACAGAATCTCCAAATGCATTCTTTGATATTCTAATTCTTTCTGCTTTTTCATCCGCTAAAGAATTGGGATATCTTATTTCATCATCAGCTGGATCTAGCTGAATTAATGGTTGTATTCCTCTTGCCATGTATGTGTAAGTTTGCTCAGTGATAAGGTCGTCTATAGACATTGTACCACCTTCGTCTACTATGGTAACTCCATAAATCTTCATTTTAGAAGCTAATCCATATTCGTTAAAAAAACTAAACACAATATCAAAAGGTGGAAGCATGTCAGCCAATGGAGCATAAGAGCCTCTGGTCTTTGCTAGCTCTCTTTTAAAGTTTGCTATTCTATAAAAAGCATACTCGTTAAATACAGTAAAAATCATCGAACCAGCTATTGTTCTTGCGCCTTTTACAAATCCCTTTGGATTGACGTGGCCAAGAGTTCTTATTGGTGAGTTCTCCCTGTGTATAGAGTACGATATAGTTTGAAGTTCTGCCAGTTCTAGGACATCGCCTTCATCTTGCATTTGGCCATTTGTGCCTATTTTAGGTATAACTAAGGTTGCAACAATATCGGCACCAGAATAAGACATATCTGAAAATGGATCAGGTAATCCATTCCTATGCCTAAAGTCTTTTATAGTATCTTGATAAGATATTGATCTTCTATTAAAGGCATCCGTTGTTGTAGGCTGATCATTATTTGATGGAATGATTATAGTTGTCATTTAAGATTCCTTTTATAAATTGAAAAATGGTAATGGAGGACAAGATAACCCATCCTCCATTACCACCTTCTTGAATCCTTTTAAGATTAGATTAAGGTCTAATTATATCGCTGTTTAACTTAGATGAAGAAACTGCATCTGGGCTAATCAACTTGCTAAGATCGCCGTTGAATCTATCCTTGAGATTATCTACAGTAATTCTGTACATAGGACCAATTTCACGAGCAACATAAGTCATTGTTTCTTCAATAACGATGTCGTCCATTGATGCTCCCGAGCCCTCATTGAGGAGTTCGCAACCATAAATTGATCTTGCTGCACCTTGTCCATATTCGTTTACAAATGTGATTGTAATGTCAAATGGTGGAATCTGGTCTGCGTAGAATGGGGTCTTACTTACTACGTCCTTGATGGTGCTAGACACTTCTGAAATACCTCTCTTGTGACCTGGATCACCTGGAATGGTATTATGTGCTCTTGTCCAATACTTCATATCATTAGGAGTATTGTGATTAGCCTCAAGCATTTGGTAGAGAGCTGGACGGTCAAAGACTGTGAAAATCAATGAACCGGCGATTCCTCTTTTACCTCTTGAGAAAGAGCGTGGGTTTGGTGAACCCATTGTGTAGATAGGTGCTTTTTCTCTGGTTACTGAAAAAGTAATTCCAGAGAGTGCTCCAATTTCGACGCCACCAAAGGTAGCAACGATGTCTGCGCCTGAGAACGTGGTGTAAGTATTGAGGTACTTATTTACCGCGCTATCGTAATATCCTTCTGCCATATTATACCCTCCAATTCGGTATATTTATATATGTTATATATATATTTGTTGATTAAGCTCCGGTGCCTGCACCAGCGCCTAGACTGATCGAGATGGAGACATCAATGGTCTTCAACTCAAATGCAGGAGTAAGAACAAGATCGATAATCGCTCTGTTCTCAGCTGCAACGTACGAGATAGTGAAATCACTGTCCAAAAGTGCACCCAATTGCTGCATACCTCTTAAAGCTGAAGTAATTGCAGTTTCCATTGAGTTTCTTGTTTGGATAGTAGATGCTTCACCAATGAACTTCTGACATACTTGGCGGACAAGCAATGCTGCTTCATTAACTATCTTCAAAGTTGACAATCTTGTGAAGTCTGAATTTGCTGATGCAAGGGTAAGACCATCACTAAAGATAGGAGCTCTGTTGAAGTTAAGAATAACACTGTTGATCGACTTATCTGATAGTGAAGTTAAAGATGTTCTTGATGCATTGTAACGAAGTTTTGCAATGTTGAAAACAACCTTATTTACAGGAGAAACATATGAAGCCATTCTGCTAAGTGCTGCTGCGTAAGCAGAAGCGCCATTAGCATAGCCCCAAGCTGTTGGGTATCCTGCTGATTGTAATTCAGTAGCTATTACGCTAACGAAACGACCAACTTCTGCAAGAACTGAATCACCAGCACTTGATGGAAGATTAGTAAGGGCGAGATGAGTAGCAACCTGTCCCGGAGTCATTACTTCATTCGTAGCTCCTGCACCAACAAAAGGCTTTACGCCCATAACTGCGTAGCATGGATGCGTATTCTCGTTTATGGTCTTAACAGCCTGAGCGACTCTGTATGCCATGCTCTTGAGAACAGTCGTAGTGTCATCTGCGTAAAATCCAAAGTCTGTATCAGTAGTGCTTGCATTTGGCGTTGCACCTTGAACATCCCATTCGTATGGGTGACCACCACGGCCCCACATCACGATAATATCAGGCTGTGCTGCTTCTGCTGCGGTAAATGCATCATCGAAAACGCTTACTGCACTTGATGTAACGTCAGCTTGCGTTGACACTCCACCAGCAACATATACCGAATTCGATGGAAGTGGAACCATGTAGATTCTATCTGCTCCACCACTAACCAATTCGACAAATGCTTTGTGGAGATGTGAGCTATCGCCAAATGCTGTAATAGCATCGGCTTCGTTTACTATCTGGATAACGTCAAGGTCAGCTACGCCGCCTGTGCCATTCGCCGTGCTTCTCTTGCCTATTACAACAATTCTTGGACCGACAGGAGTATCCTGACGGGAAATGCTATAAAAGCGATCTTTTAATACTGTTTTTACACCTGGTAGAGCCATTAAGTTTTAACCTCCGACTTACGGAATATAGGACTAATTCAGAACTTATAGTAATGGAGGTGCTCCCGAAAGCAACTACATTATTGATTTGGGGTAGCGGTTTGAAATAAATCTATAATATTGATTTCAGTTCCATCAAAGTTTGGAGTTGCTGCATACGCTTGATCTATCAATTCTCTTTCGTAGGCATAGTAGTTTCTTATGTCTATTACGATACTTTCTATCTTTTCATGAGTTGTAGCAAGCAGTTTTTCGGTGGTTAACATATAGGTCACCACTCTTTTATTGACGTCAGTTTCATCTCTATTAATTTCCGAGTCGGAGTATCTTCTAGCATAGACGAACTCTGAGGCTCCAAGTCTTTTAAAGACAGGCGTATACTCAAGCATAAAGTCTTCGAAAACTTCCATTATTCGGTCTGCTATCTCAGCTCCGACATACCTTAATTCAACAGTATGGTCATCGGTTCCCACGGTAGCCTGTATGCTCCCGGCATCGGCTCTAGTTATTACGGTAAAAGCAACAATGTTCTGGAATCTTTGACCATATACGTGCTGGTTAATATCGTTTAATACCTGCCTAGTTCTAGGCTTTGGCTCGCTAGTGTGCGCCTTCTTTAAATCTAGTCCATATGTTATGCAAGGATATTTTGCGTATTTTCCATTAGAGGTGGCAACTATGTCTATATCGGGATGTAATTCATTCCATAGTATTTTAACTATGTCTATAAATTCTAAGTAAGTTAGATTTCCTTGAGCTTGAAGGGGAGGGCCAAAAACCCTGTCGTTAGATAAGCTATCTTCTCCCATCGAAGGGAATGGAAATGAGCCTTGTGGCATATTACGCTCCTGGACCTGTTGATACTGAGAACTTTATATTCTTTAAACTTAAACTAGAAACTAAAGATATATCAAATACTAATACACCTTTTTCGTATCTATCAGCGTAGGCATCAAAATCGTAGTCCCTAATAGCCTTAGCTTTTAATATAGATTCTAACATTGACTTTACATTTGTTATAATCTTGTCATTAGAAAACTTACCGATTGATTGATAACCAATTGATTTTATCTCATTGATTACCATTGCAGCTAATCTTATTTGTGGTGTTTTACTAAAAATACTATTTTTGTTTGCTAAAGTATAATCATTTGAAATATATATCTCATAAGGATTTCCTCTATTAGCTTTTCTGCTTCTATAGACCGTGTTAATACCAAGATTGTCTAATCTACTTAAAGATTCACCCGATAAATTTGCGCCATACAGTGAGTAAGCACTGTTTACTCTCTTTCTTATCATTCCGTTATATACAGGTGTATTAGAAAGTGTTCCTGCAAAAGATGCTGCTGCGGTCCCTGCATAAGAAATTGGAAAACCAGTATGATCAAAATTTATTTCGCCGTATATTGGTATTACAAATCTTCCTAGATCAGAAGAAATTTGCTTATTATTATCATATGTTGTAAATTTATTTTTAAATATTGGATTAGATTCTAATACAGCTATATCTGAATCTTTTACACCATTTGATCTAGAACCTATAATGCCAATTTGAACAAATCCAGTTTCATTGTGAAAGTCATTACAATAATTTGCTAATTGAGAAATAAAATCTACATTTCCAACATTCATAATACTAGTTTCTAGAGGAACTATCATATCTATAAATTCGTAATTTTTTGCTATTTCATAACTTGCCGCTAATCTTTCATAATACTTTTGGTAAAAATTAAGACTTGTTGGTGTTGCTGCAGAAGATGATAAGTAAGCTTTTGAACCTATTCTATCCCCAGTGTAATCTACATATTCACTCATTGGTGCTGTTGCGCAAATGAATATATCTCTAGCCCCAGAATTATATGCCTCAAATATTCCTCTTAATAAAGGAGATTTTCTATCTCCGGATAAAAGGTTAATAGCTTCTTGAATTGAACTAATTCTAATTACATCATTAAGGGCTATTCCGTCTGCATGTCCGATAAGTAAAATTGAATTTGTACTGTAAGGTTGAAGACTGTCGTACATAGGTCTATAGCTTATTTTTGTAGGCTGATTTGGACCAGATAATACAGGAGATACTCCGTCTACATTAACGTAAGATATTTTTCCCGCTGGATATAATGAAGAAAATTGAACATTACTAATATTAAGACTAAATAATACTTGATCTTCTGCCGGAGAATTAGCTATGTAGTAATTGCCATCTATTGAATTTGAAACACCGTAAATATAGACATAATCTCCAGTAGAAAAGCCGTGTGGTCCAACAGTGTATATTTTAACTATTCCATTATTTACTTCATATCCAGAAATTGTTTTTCCGGAAATAGATTTTTCTTCAGTAATTTGAAAATTAATTTCACTTATTTGATCAATATCTTCATGAACAGTTTTTATTACTACCGTGTATATTCCCGACATTAAATTTGGTGGGACAGTATATATAAAATTATATTCAGAATCAGATATTCTTTCTATATAGGCGTCAGATACATGAACTGCTCTACCTGTTTGTTTTGATGGATCAAAGCTAGATAATGATAAAGTAGAGTTCTTAATAGATTTTAACTTTACTGTATACTCATTTATAATTTGCTCTACTTGATATTGCCCATCCATATTTCCGCCAATACCATAAATACTTAAAGTTGAATTAACACTAAGATTATGTTTTATTGAAAAAGTAAAATTAGGATGTATATAACTATTTGAGTCTTTTGTAATACCTGAAATAGCAGTTACCTTGTAACTGGATGACATTACAGATATAGGAGGAAGTATTACGTTGCCATAATTGTTTTGCCCTCTTATGACAGATATATAAATATCTTCTGGGACAGTAGCAAGTAATGGATCATAAAAAGATGAACCATTACTAAACGAAAATTTAAATCTTACATTACCATTCTTGGCAACTAATAACATTTTAGGATGGTCTTTCTCTGGTTGCCCCAGCTACCCAGTATACGGTTTTACCAAATTTACCTTTTATTGGAGAACATTGATCTATTAAAAATACTTGCAATCCAGTTGGATATTCTTCATAAATCCTATCTCCGGACTTAGGATTCGATAAACTGTCAAAATAATAAATCATTTCAGAGTTTACAGTTAGACCTTCTATGTTTTCCATCAGTGAATTACTTTGACCAGTTAGCTGGGCATTGTAGGATCTGACTGTTACCTTTTCCATTCTTGTAGAATACAACATGTCGTCATTTAAACGTCTCTGTAAAAGTATATCATGTCCCCATTGTTTTAATGTATTTCTAAAAGTTGCAACTAGATCAATCATACTTCTTTAATGTTCTATCTGGATTCATAAAATTGTCTCCATTTGGATTTAAGCTTAAATTACCATTGGTACCCATTGTGTACAAACCTGTTTCCGATAGGTATACAGCTGTACCTGTTAAAGGGTCTACCGTGCTAGGGTTGGGTATATTAGCATTAGAGTTCCTAAGAACCACTCCTTTAGCTCCAACTTTGTGGGCTATCATTTCAGATCTTAAAGCTGTAGCAATTTGGCACCAGGTAACAGCGTTTGCTCTTGTTACTAAGCTTCTTGGAGAGTTTCTATTTCTAACCTCTAAGTCACCAAGTCTTACTGATACTTCGTCATCTCCTCCGCCATATCCATAAGTTCTACTTAGCTCGCATGCTGCAGCTGATTTGATATACTCTTGTGCCGTAAAGTTTAAAGCTAAACCGTTATTTACGATCTCGGTAGAAGAAGAATTATATATTTCAGTCACTTCCCTGGAGTAGTGATGGATTATTTCCCCTACTTGAAGAACAGATGCTTCTGGAAAAAACGGCAACAATAATTCTGGATCTATATACAACGGCGTTAAATCAGCAGCAAAGTAAATAGTTTCTGTAGCTCTTAAAGTTACAGTTGGCTTATAATCAACGGTTGATGTACTTACGTATAGCTGTTGTTCTACTAATATTAAAGTTCCATCTGACAGAGTGCCTGTAAATTGAATTTTGTATTCACCAGCAGAACTCGGTTTGTAATCATAGTAAAAAGTTGAAGAAGTTAAGGCAGTCCCAATACCAGATATGATTTGTTGGTCACTTGAGTTGTAAATGCGAACAGCTACAGATACGGGATTTACGTCCACTTGTTCATTTGTAGTTGAATTTATGTCTACAAAATGTACTTTAATTCTAACGGTATCATTAACGAGAACGTTTGCTGCAGACATTACATTACCTCAAAGTTTAGTGGATTATGTTAATATAGTAGTGTTTTAAAAGCTTAATTCTAAGAGTTAAATTAGCTCTACTACAATCTCGCCAGAAGTCCTAATCGAACCTAGAGAGTTTAAGAGTTGCCCTGATTGGCTGCTTCCAACTTCTAGAGTTATTATTCCAGTTGGAGCATAGTCTATTGATATAACACCTATAGTTGACGCAGTAGAGTAATCCTGCCTTGTGCTTGTGATTACATTTATGCCATTAAGGATGATAGGATTTGGCAAACCTTGTACATTTATAATTAAAGTACCAGCGTATGATATTGATGGTTCATTGTATGTCATATCTGCTTGATTATAGGTAGCCATGTACAAAGTCCATTCTTTATAGTTATACTTTAATAGTAATGCACTTATTCCTTATTATTAAAGGGAATAATTTTTTGTATTTAATCTATTCCTGTAATCAGAGTTTAAGTTTGGCATCCAGTATTTATATTCACTCTCTTGCCCGACTAACTCTTCTCGGTCAAAAGATGTACCATAACAAGCTATGCTCAAGTAGGCGTATCTCTGACCTGCTGAGACCGGAAGGACTTCATGTCTACCAATATAACTAGAAGGATATATTGCCACTGAGCCCGCTTTTGGTTTCCATACCGTTGGTATATTTGGAAAATGTAATTCTCCGCCAGTATAATTATAGTCGTTTAATTGATCTTCTGTTTCTACGCAGTCATTTAAGTACAAGTTAATACTAGAGCTATTATGCATTGATACCTGACTACCGGTTGGTTTACCCCATTCGTAAGGGACTTGATCGTCGCAGTGTTGACCTATTCCTTGCCCGTTTTTATATCCGGCTATGTGACCGTTAGGTCTCCACCAAGAAGTTCCTGCTGCGTCCGGAAAATAACAACAGTATTCTACAAGAGCATCATAGATTGCATCTTCTAGTGAATCTATAAAATCTATGTACTTCTGGGGAGCTTCAATGCCTAACTGATTGCCTTTTGTGTCTAAGAATCTTTCAGGTGCTTTTGCTATATCTGATAAATTAAATTTAAAACCAGTTTTATTAGTGGCGTACTTAATCCCATCTTCTTCATGGTAGGTAAAAGTACTTTCTTCATTTTTACGCATCCAACTCATATACTCAAAAAGAAGATCTTGATCTATATTGATTACATTATCAATTATGACCACGCCCATTCCGATGTGTTTTGATTCCACGATGTTCCTTAGTAGTTGGATTTAGTTATGTAGAATTGAGGAGAATCTTCTTTGTATCCAGATTCTAATAAGTGATTTTTTAGATCTTCTCTCAGCGTCGGCATATACACATTGGTAGATTTTTTTGATAACTCGGGATCTTTTAATGGGTCTGACACGTATTCATGCACTTCTTGATTAGGAGTCCCTTGGCTATACCATCCAAGATAACTGTATCTAAATCCCTCTATTACAGGTTTAACTTCATGAGCAGCCATGTAATTGGATGGAAAGAGTAGTACGTCTCCTTTTTTGGGAGAATAATCTATATCTAAATAATTAAAATAATGATGACCACCCATGTAATTGTTTCCATCTAATTCTTCTTCATTGTCAACGGAATCATTAAAGTATACTAAAATACTAATTACATTTCTTAAAGCTAACTGATCTTTTGGTTCCAATACATCGTAAATATAATCAGCACTAGTATCTGAATGAGAACCAAGGTAAACATTTTTTGGGTATTGAAGAATATGACCTTTGACTTTCCACCATACACATTTGTATGCTAATGGAAATAACTCAAAGTATTGTAGCAAACATTTATCTTTTGAAGATTCTATAAAAGATAAGAGGTTACGAAGATCATCACTATCACTATAATGGATAGCGCTAGCTCTTTTGGGCATTTGATCTATACTGCTTTTGTTGAAAAAATAACCACTCTTATTTACATATATTTCTTCGTTAGTTTCAGGGTTAAGTCCAGGAGTGTACATCTCATTCCACTCTTCTTGGATTAGCTCATCAGATTTCTTGAGTAGATTAACCCAATCTAAGCTTAAGCAATTCTCAAATACTACTACTCCACCACCTAAGTGTTTTGGTTTTACTTTATTAAATATCATTTTTTTCAATTTCTTTATTTGTATTATTGCTTGTTAGGGTTCTTTTTGCTGCTTCGGTTAATAAGTATATTTTTTGCTCATCGTCTTTTGCATACTTTTTTTCAATTTGATCTAAATAATCATTAACTATTCTAGGCATCCATACTTGACCACTGTCCATTACATCTGATGGATCTCTAATGTTAACACCTTTTTCTATATGATTAGAACCCTGTGAAAAGTAACCAACGTATGCATATCTTTCACCCTCTTGACATTCCATGACTTGATGAGTTGCTAAGTAGTTAGAAGGAAACATTAATACATCTCCAGATTTTGGAGAATAAGTAAAGTCTGCGTAAGGAAAAACTATTTCTCCGCCTACATAATCATTTTCACTTCTTACTTGATCCAAAGAAGATACAGAGTTATTGAAGTAAATTAATCCACCTAAAACATTTCTTATTGCAAGTTGTTGATCTGGTTCTGCTCCTGGCTGATAGTTGATGTCGTTGTCGCAGTGTTTTCCAAATCTTCCACCTTTTCCATATCCAACTATATGGCCCTGGGTTCTCCACCATAAACAGGGTAGCATCATAGGATAAAACTCTACATACCTTAGCATGCAGTAATACAGCACATCTTCGCAAGCTTGAAAAAAGTTATGATACTTTTGATCCAAGCTACCATCAAGAAAATTCATTATATGATTACAGGCTATTTCTACATCTTCCAATGAATACCTATGGCCACTTCTGTTTACTGCATAAATTGGATCACCAAATTCATCTTTAATAAAAGTAAAATCGTCCTTTAAAGCCTTAAGTCTTAGTGATCTTGCAAAATCTAGTATGTACTCATGGCTTTCCATCGGAATTACGTTCTTAAAAAGAACAATTCCCATTTTGTGCACTTCTATGTTTTCTTCTTTAATTTCGAACATCATGGCCCTAGGCTGCCTCTGCTAACTAGACTGTGTGAAATGATTGTTTTTCATCATTGAGTCAATCATTATATGATACAGTATAGCGTATGGTTATGCAAATTAAAACAAATCCTGTAAGAATCGCAGAAGAAATATATCAGATCAAGAACTATTTTACGGAAGATGCTTTTGATTTATTGTATTCAGATATATCATTAAAAATACTTTCATGCAATAAAGATGAAAATATAACATATCAAGACATTGATTATGAATACTATCCGGAATATAAAAATGATAATCCTCCTAAAACTAAAGTTAAAGTACCTTCATCGAGCGTTCACTTTATAGAGCCTTACAAAACCGAATTTTTAAATAAGACGAGAGAAAATTTGTCTTCAATATATCAAACTACAATATATGAAGAAAAAGATGCTAGTGTAGTTGTATTTTTTCCAGGAGAAGGGATACGAACACACTGGGATGGAAGTGTAGATGTGCCTACTTATGGTGGTCATCCACATAGAGATTATAGTAGTGTATTTTATTTTAATGAAGATTTTGAAGGTGGACTTTTACATTTTACAGAGATCAATATAAAAATAAAACCTGAGCCAAATATGCTATTACTATTTCCAACCACAATACGCTATTCACATCGTGTTGAAGAAGTTACTTCTGGAATTAGAATGATGAGTCCATCCTTTTGGTGCTCAGACAAAAAGGACAGAAATATTTAGGGCATTAACTGCTCATTATAGTCCTGCAGACTCAATACATCGTTTCTTATATTTGGAAGCCATTCAAGATTATCTCCATTGCCAGATGTTCCATCTGCACTTTTTGGTATTCCATAAGCAAAAAATTCTAAAAACACATATCGTGAACCATTTATTACAGGAGTGACTTCATGTGTGCCAATATAGTTAGATGGATAGACAACAGCGCTACCTGCCTTAGGCATATAATCTAAGCCTGTATATTTAAATTTTATATGCCCACCAGTAAAATTCTCACCATTAAGCTGATCTTCATTCTCCACACAGTCGTTAAGGTATAAAGCGCTGCTGAGTGTATTGTGGATTGGGAATTCATTCTTTGGCATTTCGTCAAACTCAAACTGGATTGTATCATCACAATGAGGACCTATGCCCCTACCATTATTGTAACCTGCTATGTGGCCACTGGTTTTCCACCATATAGAGGGAGTAACTTCCGGGTAAAGCAAGCAATACTGCACTACGCATTTATACAGGCCGTCTGTACATGCTTGCATAAATTGTTTTCGCTCTTCAGTAAGCGTTCTGCCATAGGTGGCAAATCTTTCTGGAGCTTTAAGTACATCGCTTAATTCAAATTTAAAGTTTGTTTTATTTACTGCAGAAGTTATACCATCTTTTTCTACGTAAGTAAAAATAGTTTCTTCTTTTTCTTGTAGCCATGAAACGTATTCTTTTAAAAATGCTTGATCTACGTTAATAACGTTATCAAATGAAACTACTCCACCACCATGATTATGATACTTTATTGACATACTGTATATTCACTTCTGGTTGACCATCGCATGCTTTGCCTATCATTTGTTCATTACTACTTGCGTCTTGTTTATCATTTGATTTTTCTATAGATTCTACATTTGATGTTTCTGCATATTGCACAACGCTTCTAACTTGATAAATAGGATTCCATCCCATTTGAACACCGCTTTTTTCTATATTTAAATTGCTATACATTGAAAAGGGAGATCTGCAATATAGTTCATAATCATCATAAATATTGTCCATCCAAACAGGAGGGCACCATTCAAAACTTTCATCTGCTTCTGATATAAGAATGTTTGTTGCAGGTTCGCTTGAACCCTGTCCAAAGAATGTAAGATAAGTATATCTTACTCCATCTCCCATTTTCCCTACTTCATGCGCAGCCAAATAGTTTGTTGGGAAAAATATTATATCTCCTTTTTTTGGAACATAAGATACTCCAAGATGAACAAAATTTAAATGTCCACCCATAAAATTTTTTCCATTCAGTTCTTCTTCTGATTCAACGCAATCATTAAAGTATACTAATGCACCACATGTTTGCCTAGATGCCATCATGCCTCTCGGCATGTATCTGATACCCTTACTGACTTTATAGTTAGTATCATTGTCAGCGTGACAACCTAGCACTCCTCCATCGCCGTATCTAAGAATGTGACCTCTTGTTTTCCACCAGATACTACCCAACATTAGTGGATAGTGATCTATGTATTTTAAAAGAGATTTATATATTTGATCTTCTAAGTAAATGAAAAAATCTTTTATCTGTTCAGTACTGTTTGGATTGACTGGAGCAAGAATCCTTATCGGAGTACAGGGGACATCTTTTTCTTCATATTTAAATCCGTCTTCATTAATTCCATATCTCTCACCATCATCTCCGGTTACCCATGTCCATCTATTCCTATGTGCTGCTTCAGACTCTGAATCTATATAATCTAAAACTAAATTTTCATCCATTTGAAAAGCATTCTTGAGAACAACTATTCCAGGAGCTAAAACTACAGCTTCAAGGCTTCCTATTTCTTTAAGCTCATCTTCTCCTATTGCAGGAGAAACTGGATAAGCTGTCTTACTACGTCTTTGATCGCCTTCGTTCATCCCAATACCTCATCTATCGCTTCTCTAATCGTCCATCCGGCACCTTGTATTCTTGGTATTTCGTCTAGTGGCATGTCTTGCCAATTAAATCTTGCAACCATAACTCCATCTTTACTGACCATAAACTTTTCATATCCATGAGGGATTCTAGCTATAGCTTGTCCAGCTACATTCTGACCCTTCTGAGCTGCGTCTGATTGGTTTGCAGCGGTGTCAGAGTAGCTTCTCTTTTCGTTGCCCTTTAACGCAGAAAAAAGAGGATGTTCATTTTTTCCATTTACATCTATTTTTTCAAAAAATGGAAACGTGACAAAAGGGTAGTGCTCTTTTATAAACGCACTTATTTCTTCATTAGTTCCAGGTTCTGTAGAAGCAAATTGATTACAGGGAAATGCTAAAACAGAGAATCCTCTATCTTTAAATTCATCATGCACTTTTTGAAGCTGCCAAAGCTGTCTACAAGTTCTGGCATAGGACCAAACTCTTGAACATTGTGGTTCATAGCCTGCTTTGCTGGAAACGTTAACCATCAATGTTAGCTTTCCCTTGTACTTAGATAGACCGTCTTCTTCACCATCTATAGTTCTAATTGGTATGTTATATATTGACATTATATGAATCTGCCTTAAAAATCATTTTTGGATATTCGTCTATTTGCACAGTTCCCATGATGCTATTATATAGAAAGTTACCTTCTATTTTAATAGAAGCTTTTTGTGGTGTGTCAACATTAAATTTTATTTCCAATTTTCCATTTTGTAATTTGCCATTATCAAAAATAGCGGAACCCATCTCTGTGGAAATACTACCTGAAACATGTGGAGTTATGGCGTCTAATTTAAGATTATAGTTTTCATCACCAAACGGCGTATCTATCACCATTTTCCATTCACCAATCATATGATCCTCACATTAATTTTACTAAGGTTTATATTATACTACAAAACCAAAACATTTTTATTCTACAAAAAATAATTTCTCCTCATAGCCTGAAGGAGGGTCGTCTTTATGCCATACATTAATTCCAACTATAAATCTTTGACTATTTTCACCACTTGGAGTAGTACCATGTAATATGCGTCCTGCGTCAAAATATACAACTCTATTAGGCCTATAGGTAATGATATCTCTTTTGCCAATTGGTTTATAGTATTTTTTTAAATGAGTCATTGTATATGGATCTTCTTCCGTAGTTAATAATACATATTCTTTTACTACATCTACGTCTACCCTGCCGGGGTGAATTTCCAAAACACCAGGATATACATTCTCGTCCACCTCAAAATGCGCATAGTATACTGCTCCTATCATCGGGCATCTAAATTCACCATTTTTTTCGTAGACAAAGGTATCTTCGTCTAAATGAGTTGGAAGAAACTGGCCGGGATTATAAGTTCTTGTCCAATATTCAAAACCAACTATCTCATCCAAATCGCAAGGTAAGTTATCTTCCCATATAGCTTTAACTAATCTTTTCTTTACAGTATCGCATGGGCTTCTCCACCAACCATCCCAAAACATCCAAGGAGAAAATACGGAAGCGTTATCATTATGATAGATATTTCCAGTTTTTAATTGCCTTGGACTTTCACCCATAGACGCAGGAAAAAAAGTAGGATCGTTTTCTATGTCTTTGAGAAGCTCTTCATCTTTGATGTAATCATCAATTATAACTATTGAATTTTGAGCTTTTTTAATTTTAGGATTTTGATATTCCATATTTACTCATAGTGGAATTCATTTAAAGAAAGAGCCAATGGTGGATTATCTTTATGCCAAACATTTATAATCATCACTTGTCTAATCCCAGAATTTGCTGGAGTGGTATTATGTATAACGTGACCAGCATCTAGTATTATTAATCTATTTCCTTTGTAGGCTATTCTTTCTCTTTCTTCCACAGGAGATATCTTAATGTTTTCTTTTTCTAAAGCTTCATGCGATCGATCAATTAAGGTGTGTTTGTGAATTTCCAAAAATCCACCATCTGTGTTTTCGCATCCGTATAATATTGCGCCATTTATTGGGCCGGTAAACACTTTATCCCTAGCATAAAGGAAAGTGTCTTCATCCACGTGTGTCGTAAGAAATTGTCCAGCCCTGTATGTTCTTGTCCAATATTCAAAACCAAGTATATCGTCATGCTGGTATTCTAATCGACTACCCCATATACTTTGTATTATTTGTTTCTTTAATGTATTAGCTGGACTGTTCCACCAACCGTCCCAGAACATATATGGTGCGTAGCAGCTTGCTTGCTCGTAGTGGTAGCTATTGAGCTCTGTAGCTATTTGGTCTCCACTACCCATTGATTCAGGATAAAAGTTAGGATCTTTTAGCATCTTTGAATAAAGATCTTTGTTTAAAAAATTATCTAATACAATCATTTTTTATTCCATCTATTGCGATTAAATCGCTAATTATTAATACTTGGAGAAACATAGACGTATAGATCCATTCTAAGTTCTGGATTTGTTACCATTGACTTTTTAAGTACGTCGGTAATACTATTGTTTGCTTCTACGTAAGATGGAACAAAGGCTTTAATAAACATTTCTTGAATATCTACAGTTTTTGGATCTAAACTATTTTCTATACAAAATTTATATATTATTGATTCAAATAATTCATTTTCTTTATCTAAGAATAATTGTGGGATTGATGGAGACAATGGATGAATAGAAGATAAAGATCCTAAAGTTCTATATCTTAAAGTTGAAATAAACCAATTTTTAAAATTAGGAGGAAGAATTTGATCTTCTTCTATTTTTCTTCTTGGGTCAGGGTCATTGCTTAAGTATCGTTCTAGTACAGTAGGGAAACTAAACTCTTCCATCTCCGTAATAATTTCATCTGAAAAATCAAGGTCTACCATTGCTTGATTACATTTTACTGGAAGTGAGGTTGTATTATTCCATGGATCATTGGCGCATTTAGACCAATGATATGCTGTCTTTAAAGCTCCAAATAGAGTTCTGCATATTCCCCCACAACCTGGCCAATTTATATATGCAGAATCGGGAATGTTTTTAAATGTAACCTTAGCAATGTGTATATTACCAACTGAATTAATTAAAGAGACGTGAGATATTAAATTGTCGGCAGTAAAATATGATATATCCAAAAGGGGTCCTGGTACCCCATTGGTTATGGTCATGTCGTGAAAACCTATAGCTCCATATTCCTCTAGGTCGCATCTTCCAGCTTGTATGTCAAGAAAAAAGTTTTTCCATTCTGGGTCATTCAGCAGCGTATCATAGTTTTCTATCAGTTTTGCAGCGGAGTTAAAAATCATAAATAAACTTTTATCTTTTTCATAATAACCGTCTATTATATCTGTTAACCATTCATAATTTTGATGATTAATTTTTTCAGTTTTATTATCTGAAATAACATAATATGTAAAATTGTTTTTAAAAACACCCAAATGAAAAAATGCAATTAAGGTTTGATCACCAATATCATATAAATCATATTCGGTATATTCCATAAACCCACTAGGGTAAAGGAGATTTATTGTGAAATCATCCTTAATACTGGTTATAGCATAGGCAGCATAGTTGCTTGGATCATATTCTTCGTGCGCCTTGATTTGCATTTTAACTCCTAGTTACAGTAAAGATATCTTATTGTCTATCTCTTTTATCTTATAGATTATATCATAGATGTCTTTTTCAGCTGTGCTATTTTCAGCGGGGATGAAGCTGTCTTCATCAAACTCTTCTAGATCTATGTTTAGTATTGACAGTCTTAAAATTAAAGCTTTTTCAAGTTCTGTTTTCACTAATTGATATGCTTCTTTTTTTTGTTCAGAAGATAGGCTAAATCGCATGCTTATACTTCTAGACTTGCAATTTCCTGTTTAATAATATTTAGAGCATCTAAACCCTTTTTTAATCGCCCACGTGCACCTACTACTCTTAGGTCACTTAAATCAATAGATGGATCTTCTTCTTCAAAACTGTTCTCATCAAATGTTACTGGGTCAATTTCCAGCACTATAAGAGCTTCATAGATATCCTTTTCATGTTTTGGGATATTTTCTTGCAATATTTCTAATTTAGTGCTTTTGTCTACATTGTTAAAGAGCATAACCATTCCTTTGGATTCTGGACATATATCACATATAGTACCAAATTATTTTGTAAATTTACCATTTTTTGTATCATCTGAAAATGGCTCAGCAAGTTTGATCAGCCCATCATGCTTTGGCCCAATTTGGTTACCGTTTTCATCTAGCCCACTTCTAATGCCGTTCATCCAAGTCCAAGGTTGTTCGTGAAGCTTTTTCATTTTTGCGTCGCCGTATGATTGACGTTTGGCCATTAGTTCTGGCTTATCCCAAAGATTCTCAACTACTACTTCTGTATTCTCTAGAAGATCATTGTTGTATATATTAAAGAACATAAATGGCATTCCTGCTTCAAATCTAACTGGTTCTCCAATTTTAGTAATTTTCCAATTCATATTAAATTCATCTGGCCACCAGGAGCTTGGTATGGTTGCTGATAGTGGAGCTGCGCCATCTACAAAATAATTTGGAGATCCTGATATCCAGGTGTCGTAACCTTCTTCGGTGTTGATGGCCCATCCTGTTGCAAAAGAAATAATCCCAATTATAGATGGAATTACCACTGGTCTTCCATCTAAGAATTCTCCCTCTAAAACTCTAGGAGTTGTATTTCCGCCATCCCATTGAACTACTACATCCTGTTGCAATATCAGTTCCCAACCATTTACATTAGCTGCAGACATGGGCAAACACTTATAAGCGTGCTTGTTGTAGGTTTCGTCCATCCAATCTCTCTTGAGTCTAGATTGTTGTATCTTTGGTGGATTTTGATGAGTTTTAGTTAATGTTATTTTCGTCATACTCTTCTTCTAGAAATTGTTCTATAACTTTTTTAATGTTTGCCAATGCGTCCTCAGGGGATGTACTTCTATTTCCACTGCTGTATGCTAAGTCTAATAAATCTGAATTACAAAATCTAACATACTTACTTCCATCTTTGGATACGATAAATTTCTCAAAATTTCCATTAATTACATTACTATTTTTTTGTAATTCTTTAAAAAGCGGATGCATATCTCCCTTTGGCTGACGAAAATCTATGTCAGTTTTATCGTGCTCTTCTCTTACTCTTTTATAGGCTTCTTTATCTTGGTTTGGATCTAAAATATTAACCATCTCAGAAAATGGAAAATCTGTATTATAAAGTTTTACCATATGATCTTTCATATTCTCGGCACTAGTGTTAGAGTCAGCAAACTCTCCATAGGCATCTTGGCAAAAATCTGTACTAGGGAGAGCTAAAGCTTCAAATCCCAAATCTTTATATTGATTGTAGATATCTTGAATAATTGTATACTGAGGAGAGTTTGCGCATTCTCCGGTTACGTTGAATAGTATAGAAACTTTTCCTTTAAGATTTGCTAAGATCCCATCTTCTCCATCTATGGATTTAAGTGGAAAATCATATATGTTATTATCTACATGTTCTACAAATGATTCTTCTGAATTTTGATTCATTTTTTCTCCTTTTATTATATTATTTTGTATAAATAAGTCAAGATCATCAGGCGTACCCATACCATGCATAGCATTTACTTTATGCGAAATGATTAATTTTTGATCTCCTATAGCCTCATTGTATACCGGGCATATGTAAAATTCGTCATTTGTTCTAATATTTTTTTGTATCATTTTATTAGCGTATTTAACATAATCTGAACCTTTTTTCCAGAAGTATATACCACAAGTAGCTTCATTGCTAATTACATCTTTTTCTGCAACTGCGTCAATAGTTCCAAAATCATTATTTTTAACGTAAGACCATTTGGGATCGGAATTTTCAAATGTTAATATTCCTCCATCTATGCCTTTTAGTATAAAATTGTTGATTATGAGATTAATATCATCGTCTATGTATTGATCAATATTTGCTATAACTAGATGATCATTATTATCTATTAAGTCTTTTGCTAGCAAGCTAGATGATACTGCGCCGGGTAGCTTGCCATTTTGTATAATAATTTTACCTTGATTTACATGCTTATGAATCAATTCTGCAATGTTATATAAATCTTGGTCTTCTTTTCTAACTATGAATATATATTCTGCTTCAATGCCAATATTTTCTATAACTATTTCTATCATCGTTTTATTATTTATTTTAATCATTGGCTTGATATCTTTATAGCCAGCATCTTTAAATCTAGAACCTTCTCCAGCCATTGGTATCAAGACTTTAATTTTTTGCTTTTGTTCATTATTCATAATAGTATTTAAATAATTTCTTGATTGTTTAATATTTCAACTGATAAATCTTTCCAGTCAGCTTGAATGATAGTATACCAATTTCCAGTTTTAATGTAATTTAAATATTTGTCTAGTGTATTAACACGAGTTGGATTAAAGAAAATTCTAAACTTTTGATCATCAAAAGGATGAGCAATTTCTATTATTTTTGTTTTTTTATCAGCAAAAATAGCGTTACATAATCCACTTCCTTGAAGACTAATTATTGTATTAGAATTTTGAATTAAGCTTATTTGTTCAATATAACTTAATTCTTCAAAGAAAACTTTTTTAATTTGTTTTTCTTTTTTATTAAAAATAGTTTTTAACAAATCTATAAACTTATTTTCGTCTAATATTGTTCTATCAAGATATGTTTTACACGTATTAAGAAAATCTTTTGGGTTAATTGTTTCTTGTTCTAACATTTTTTTAAAATCTTCATTAAACTTATTTGAATAATTTTCTCTAGAAATATACAATACATCAATTTTTTGATCAAATTTATTAATGTATTTTTTATGCCTATTTACCATAAGGGATAAACCAAATAGGCAAGTTTCGTAGCCTGGGAATGTAAATGGAAATTCTATATCAGCATCTACATAATCTTGGACTAAAGATCTTGAAGCCCTGTAGTACCTTGTCATTTCTGACATATTTGACATTTTATCTCCAGAAACTAATTTTACAAGATTAAATTTTTTATCTATTTCATCAGATATTAAAGCATTATCGTCATGTATGATGTACACTTCTTCTATAAGTACATTTTCTTCACCATTAGAAAAAATGTCTTCATTATTTAAATTAAATTCCTTTTTATATATATCAAATATGCCTTTATGGTAAGCATGGTCGTGATGGTCAAATATAAAAAATGGTTTTATTTCACTATCAAAATCATTAAGTGTTTCAAATTGACTATAGAATTCAGTAAATCCATGGAATATAGGAGTAAAAGCTAAGACTACAAATCTTTTACCACTAACTACTCTTGTTGGATAATCATTTTCTTCTACGCAATTTTGATTTCTGTTTTCTCCTTCTTTAAATGATTTTATTAATAAATTTTTTAATTTTAATATTTGAAATTTATTTTTTGATTCATATTTTTGATCTTCATCTAAAGTAATTGTAATTTCATGGTCAATAAATTCAACATTTTCACAGTCAACTGCAATTTGAGCAGTTGTGTATTGAATGTTTCTAGTAAATTTGCTAGGAATTTTTTCAATTTTATTTGTATCAAATATATAAAAATAAAAATCATTTTCCAATTTAATCAGCCTTTAATAGAGTTGGCAGTGGTGCCGTTTCAATTCCAGAAGAAGGTGTTTTTGATTGGCCAATTTCATTATAGTTATACATTGTAACTGCACTATATTTAGTGCCTTTAGTTACTTCCATTGATCCATGTGCATAGATATAGGTTGAAGGAAAGAATATGACATCTCCCTTTTGAGCTTTAAATTTAAGGTTTAGATAAGGGAACCAAAGCTCTCCTCCTTCATAGTCATCATTGAAGAATCCGACTGAAGAAAGTGTGCAAAAGTATGAAAAACCTGAATCTGTATGGACTTGGAAGTGCTGACCTTCTCCGTACTTTATGAAGTTAATTGCTTCCATAAACTCCATCTTAAAATTATATCTTCTTTCATAATCCGCTAAGCAAGTCTCTAAGATAGAGTTATAGTCATCATAAACATTCTTAATCTCAGATAGTTCTTCTGGAAGATGGTCCCAGTGCTTTGGTCCTATTTTTAAATCATAGCAATCTCTATACTCTGGCATTTTTTCGTTATATCCAACCATAGCTTCATTCCATTTAAAATAATCATGGTCACTATCAACAAGAGTGTCTTCTAGTCTTTTAGGAATGTTAACGCCGTCTGGTACTGCGTTTCTGTAGAGTATTACTCCTAATTTTGGGTCTTCTATATTAAAAATTTCCAATTCAATCTCCAATTTATTACTAGCTTGCTAGTTCTGTCATGATATACTTTACCATAGCGTTTATTGAATAGTCAAATTTTGAAAATATGAGAGGCAAAATATGGAACAGTCACTCGTTCAACCAGGCCATTTTGGTAATTCTGTTAACAATATAAAAGTAATTGATAATTTTATAGAGCTAGATGATCTTAAGATTGTACAAAAATTTTTGCCCACCATCAACGAATGGATGGATGCCGGAGAGAATCAATATGCAGATGATGGAACTTGTATCTATGATGCCTCTTACTGGGCAAATAGGCAATGTAGTTGGGATATTCTTCAGAGAATTAATATTCAAGTTTATAATATAATTGATAAATACATTGAAAAAATGAAACAATTTTTAGAACAATCTTTTAATGTCGGTCTATCTACTAGGCCTCCAGTGATAATTAAATGGCGTCCTGGCATGGAACAAAGACCACATGCAGATAAGCAAACTAATGACGGTAAACCAAATCCTTTTCCAACTTATGATATAAATTCATTGTTTTATTATAATGATAATTTTCAAGGTGGAGAATTATACTATCCCGACCATGATTTAACTGTAGTTCCAAAACCTGGCTTAGCTGTTGCTCATCCTGGAGATATCAATTATCTACACGGAGTCAAGCAAGTTGTCTCTGGAGAAAGATATACTACTCCATCTTTTTATACCATTACTGAGTTAAAGTAAAAAAGACTAAGCTTGCAAGTCGCCCAAGGCTACCCAAGTATCAGTAGCTCTCTTGATTAACGTGACAGAAGACCATTGAGCTCTTAAGTTAGCTCGGTTTGCTGTGCCTTGCGGTGTAGCATTTAACGTTACGCCTGCAGTTACTACAATGCTTGTAGCTCCTGCTCCTGTTTGAAGAACTGTAATTTGACTTCCAATTGGAAAGGCTACTGATGCATTTGTTGGGATTGTTACTGTATTAGCTGAAGCAACACTCATTTCAATCATGTCATCTTTGTCATTTAACACTAATGTGTAACTAGCAGTTTGTGCATTTGTTATAACATTAGAAGAAGCAAAGTCTAATGATATTGTTCCATTACCAACTTGTAATTTTTTATTAGTAGTATCCCAAGAAAGTCTTGCATCTGTAGTAGATGAACTAGTGGAAAGGGTTAGAGTTGGACTATTCGTTACTGGACTTGTAAAAGTTTTGTTTGTAAATGTTTCGGTTCCTGCAAGGGTTGCTAATGTGCCAGTAGTTGGAAGAGTTACCGATGTTGTACCAGTTGCAGTCAATGTAGTTGCAAATGCACCTGAAGTGGTAAAGTTTCCACCAAAAGTAAGAGTCTTACTTGCATTAACTATAAGGTTCCCAGTTATAGTTGTTGTTGATCCACTATTACCAATATTTATTGCAGTAGCATAAGCATTACCTACGCCTACTGATCCGACTGATGTACTTCCATAACCACCATCAATTGATACACTTCCACCATTGTTAGTTGCTCCGCCAGAAGCACTCCCTCCATACAGAGCTGCTGGACCACCAGATACTACCCCTGTTCCTACGGCGTCGGCTCCTGCTACACTGACATATGGAGCTGACTGATTTCCTGATCCATTTAAGTTATTAGGTTTAATCATCAGAGTTCCATAAACTGCACCACTTGTTGTTATTTGTGAGCCACCGCTTTGTCTGCCAACTACGGTTAAGATATTATTTATTGTTGTTGCTCCGGTTGCAGCACCAATGTTGAGTGCCGTTGCTGCACCTGCAAAGTTTATAGTTGTTTGACCAACATTCAGCAAGGTAAAGGTAGAACTTAGGCTATTTAACGAGGTTTCAATAGTTGGACTTGTTAAAGTTTTATTAGTAAAAGTTTCAGTTCCTGCGAGTGTTGCTAATGTACCGGTCTCTGGCAGTGTTATGCTAGTGTTGTCTGTAGTTGCAAGTGTGGTTGAATAAGCGCCGTCTTCTGTAGTAATTGTAAAGTTTCCGCCAAGAGTAATAGTTTTATCATAATTGACCCAATTGGTTCCATTGTATCTTAGCATTTGCCCAATTGATGATGATGTTATTACGGTGTCGGAAAGATCATTTAATACTGCTGAACCAAGACTTCCAGTCGGACCAGTCGGACCAGTCGGACCAGTCGGACCAGTAATGCCAACCTCGCCCTGTAAACCAGCAAGGGACACAGCCGCAGAGCTAAAAGAACCTTCACCTGCTTCATAGTCAGAATAAACACTGAAACTAGTGTCTTGAACAAGGGCTGTAATTTCACCGGTAATATATCCTGATGCTGCATTGACTTTTACGTGATTACCTAAAGCAAAAGCTCCAGTGTTAGCGGAAGTGAATACATAGGTAGTGCCAATAGTTCCATCAATGGAAGTTGCACATGATGCAGTAACTCCAGCATAAGCGCGTCCTGTAGAACCCGTAGGCCCTGTAGGCCCTGTAGGCCCTGTTGGACCAGTCAACCCAGTATCCCCAGTTGGGCCAGTTGGACCGGTGTCTCCAGTAGGGCCAGTTGGGCCTGGAGCACCTTCTGCTCCATTTATCCCATTTAATCCATTTATTCCAGGTTCTCCTTGTGGTCCGGTAGGGCCTGGAGCACCTTCTGCACCAGGCATACCTGGAGCACCTTCTGCTCCTGTAGGACCAGTATCCCCCATGGGTCCGGTAGGGCCGGTAGGACCGACCTCAAGGCCTGCTACGGCTATATAAACCGATATCCTGACTGAGTTAGAAGCTGGGGCAGAATCAAAATAAACTGTGATAGTGTTACTAGATGTAGCTTCCCAAGAAGTTAATATTAAACCATATGGAGAAGCTGCTTCTCTAACGGTTACACTTACATCTCTGCTTCCAAAATTATGGGTAAGAACAAATGAAGTACTGGTTCCATCTCCTACAGTTGCATTATAAACTGTGCCAGCTAAGCTAACTGCACTAGTGAATTCTACAATAGCATTAGAGCTATTCTTGTAAAATATTTTTCCATCAGCGTAGTTTAACGCCAATTCACCATGATCCAGCGTTGTAGGAGCCTGAGTTGGAGTTGCTGATCTTTTTATTTTAATAGTGTTAGCCATAGTAGATCTCTTTTACTTAAATACCGGTGGGAAAGACGGTGGAAAGAAAGGTGGAAAGAAAGGTGGAAAGAAAGGTGGGAAGAAAGGTGGAAAGAATGGTGGGAAGAATGGTGGGAAGTAAGGAGGGAAGTAAGGAGGGAAGTAAGGAGGGAAATAGGGGGGGAAATAAGGTGGGAAATAGGGGGGGAAATAAGGTGGAAAATATGGTGGGAAATATGGAGAATACTTAGTGTAAGCTACATCTTCTTTTCTAGGATATACCGTATTAGCAGCAGGTGTTTCAGATACAATCTCATCCAATCTAGTTAAGTTGCCACCAGAAGGATCGTTTAAGTTAGTATTAGATACAACTCCGTACGTCAAAACCCGCTGCTGTCAACTTAGGGTCAGCAACAACGGGCTTATCTCCAACTATGTTGGGTACATTATTTTTTCTTGGTCCTGATGAATTTCCGCTGCTAATAGCCATAATTTAACCTGTTGACAAATAATATATTATATTGACTTGTCATTTCTACTCCATAGATAAAGTGTCAGTTAATTATAGTCTTAGAACGTTCCACCGTCAAGTGTGTAGTTGCCAGCAGCTACGTCAGCTAAAGTTGAGCTATAAGCCTGTACGTTGGTCCCAATGGCCAATCCAAGCGCCGTACGAGCATCTCCAGCATTTGCTGAGCCAGTTCCACCGTTAGCAATAGCTATTGACGTACCAGTCCAAGTACCAGCGGTAATTGTTCCAAGTGTAGTAATGCTGTCATCGCCAGTATACGTGCCACCAGCCACTGCAGCGAGCGTAGAGTTGTAGGCCTGTACGTTGGTGCCGATTGCTAATCCAAGAGCCGTACGGGCTGCTCCAGCGTCTGTAGAGCCTGTTCCACCGTTAGCTATGGCTATTGCCGTACCATTCCATGTACCAGTTGCAATTGTTCCAACTGAGGTAAGGCTTGATGCCGTTACTCCTGAACCAAGAGTAGTAGCATTAAGTACAGAAGTTCCTGCAATCAGCAATGACTTACCAGTAACAAGGTTCATATTTTCAGATGAAGTCCATGCGTCAGTTGCGTCAATCCAGTTAAAGGTCTTGTCCGTATCGCCCTTAAGGGTAATACCGCCACCGTCTGCACCTGCATCTGTTGGAGAGGCACTTGAACCAAGCTCAAGGTTCTTGTCATCAACACTTACAGTAGTTGAGTTAATTGTAGTTGTTGTACCATTGACTGTCAGATCACCTGAAAGGGTAAGAGATGTACCAGTAGCAGCACCAATGTTTGGCGTTACAAGTGTTGGCGTATTAGCAAATACTAATGCTCCAGTACCAGTTTCATCAGATATAATTCCAGCAAGTTCTGATGATGAAGTAGCTGCAAAATCCGAAAGTTTATTATTAGTAAGCGCTACAGTACCAGTTGCGTCTGGAAGACTTACGGTTCTGTCGGCTGTTGGATCTACAACATACAGTGTTGTTTCAAAATCATTATCTGTCGTTCCCTCAAAAATGATGTTATGTGTTGCTGGAAGCAAGATACCATGAATAACTGGTGTTTGACCAACTGCCGTAATGGTTGGACCATTGATGGTTGGCGTAGTAAGAGTCTTGTTTGTAAGTGTCTGAACATTTGTAGTTCCAACTACTGCACCAGTTGCACCATGTGCTTCTGTTGCTGATGTATGAGTCGTTAAGTTGCCAGCAACTGTTGATGCTGAACCATACGCATCATAAGTATTTGCGGTTACTGAAATTGCACCTGTTGAGTCAGTATAGGTAAGACCTGTGCCAACTGCATTTCCAACTGCATCTTGTGCAGCTTCATTGAAGTCTGTAACTGCACTTGCTGGGATAGCAATTGTTGCAGTTCCAGCTGCTGTTAAACGGCCCTGTGCGTCAACTGTAAAGGTTGAAACAGCTGTAGCTGAACCAAATGAACCAGCAGTTACTGTAGTATTGTCAAGGTTTAAGGTAAGCGTGTCAGTTGCAGAGGCTACTGATGTTAGGCCTGTGCCTCCAACTATAACAAATGTATCTCCACCAGAAATGGTGAGATTGTCACCATCATCTGCATCTACTGTAAATGAAGTAGATATAGAAGCTGTTCCAGCTGCTGTCAAACGACCTTGAGCATCAACCGTAAAGGTTGGGATTGCGCTAGCTGAGCCATAGGAACCAGCTGATACGGCGGTGTTGTCAAGGTTAACCGTAACGGTATCTGTTGCTGAAACAACTGAGCTTAAACCTGTGCCACCAGAAACTGTTAACGTATTGCCATTGGCAATTGTTTCAGTAGTTCCAGTGTCTCCAGCAAAAGATAGCCCAGTAAATGAGCCACTTGCGCTAACTGCTGAGTCTACATATGCAGTGGTAGCTACTGAAGTTGAGTTATTATTAGCAGACTTTGTTGTTGCTGTTGCAGAAGCACCAAGGGAAACAGTTCCTGAGAATGTTTTATTACCAGTTATTGTCTGTGTACCAGAAAGGCCTACATAGGCACCTGACCCAGCAATGGCTTCGGCAGTTGTCGCAAGTCCACCTGCTCCACCGGTTCCTTTTCCGTAATAAAGTGTATCGTCGACTTCATTGTAAGCGAGCTCGGCATTTGCGAGACCTGTTGGGGCACCAGCCGCACCTGACGCTCTTCTTTTGATTCTGATTGTATTAGCCATTTTAGAAATTTCCCCCATCGGTTAGATTAGTTTCAACGTAATTGACCCATTTTGAGCCGTTATATCGCAAGACATTGCCTGCTGCAACAGAAGTAATAGTAACGTCACTTAATCCATTTAAAGCTTCTGATGCGGCTATTCTGTCTTTAATTGTTAAGTGAGATCCTGCTGGATTAAAACCTAGAACAGTTTGAACTGCTTCCATTGCATCATTTAAGTTTGCGTGCTGCTGATGATGGGGAACTGTTGTTGAATTTAAAGTATCATTAACTGTTGGATTAATTAAAACATCTAAAGAATTTGGATAATTTGTTGCCATATTTTTCCTATAAAGATAATATTTTACTTAGATCGTTACTCCATACTATAGTAATGGGTAAGCTAAAATTAACACCCGCAAAAGGTAAGCCGGTAGAAGTATCTATATACGCAATAAGCCTTGAGTTAGAGTCCGATGTTCCATTTTGGTATAAAACTACAGCTTTAAAAGCAGAACCGTCGTGCACGGCTATCGTAATGTCGTCTGCATCAAGCACTCCAAGTGCATTGGTTATGTTCTGTATTGTTTCCGATCTATTTTTTATGTAAGTTGGATTAATGTTTGAAACATATTCGTCCGAGTTAGCAGATGGAACGTATGAACTATTGACAAGTAAGATTTTTAAGCTACTGGATGAAACGTTAATTTGTCCATTTAATAAAGCTTGTTTTGCTTTTCCATAAACAAAATTAGCCATTTTTATATTCCTATATTTTCAGAAATAACTATTCTGTATTTGTATCCTGTTTCAAAATAATCTGGTCCATCAGTATAGTATGATGGCGTTGCGTCTAATGATGGGAAATCCACGTAAACATCAGGCTTCCAAGAATGCATAGAGACTCTTGGTTCTAGGGTTTCCCACCTAGTAGGAGTTCTTTGTATTATTTTTCTTTGGACCTTAAAATAAGCTTTATTCAAGAAGTTTGAAGCTGGTCTTTCATTAAAGGTAATGATGACTCTTCCATTATTATATGTGTTATCTATATAAAAATCACCGTTATTAGGATCTATTGATTCAATAAAAAATTCAGGGTTTTTTGCTATGACCTGATATGTTGTATAGGTGTTTGGAATTATAGATTTGTCTTCAACTAATATTTGTTCAATTTGAGGAATAACTGGTTCTGAAATTGAAATTGGAGTAGCTGTATCTGTTTTTGTAAATCTTATTTTCTCTTCTGGAATAACTTGATTTGCTGCGTCTACTAAACCGTTTACTCTAATATAATATTCTTGGCTAGATGACAACATCTTGTTCCAATTAAGAACAAGTACTCGTGAAATCTGATTATAATCTGCTATTGTCGATATGGCTATAAATGGATCTGAGACAGTTGATGGTGTACTAGCTGTTGTCTGTACGATAAAGTTTGCGTTTATTAATGAACTTATTTTTACAGTTCTAGCAAATTTTATAACTACAGTATCAGATCCAACGGAAGCATATTCTATAAGATTAAGTGCCACTTTATTCTCCTGGAGACCTGTTTACGTATATGCAATATAGTAAGAGTGATATTATAAAAAGAAAAGGGGACGGTGATAATTAAACCACCGTCCCCGATCCTCATAGGGAGCCGTAACTATAACTTCCCTAAGGCTTTATTAAATTTCGTTTGTAAGAATAACCTCATAGTTACGTGCAAGGTTGATATTCTTAGCAACAGTAATACCTTCACCGTCACCGAGCATTACGATATCATAACGCTCTTTCATCTTCATCTGACGAATGTCACGGCTTGGATCATCGAACTGATCTGTGCTCATGTCATCCTTGACGAGGAGAGTTCCTACTTCATTGCGGTCGATAAGGAAGATGTCCGACTTTGCAGCTGTTTCGCCACTCTTTGCCGTAAAGCTAACGAATGGTGAAACCAATACGTTAAGGCCAAGAGGTGCTGTGGCGTTTATTGCGCCATCTGCATTTTGAGGACGGTAACCCCAGCTTGTGTTAACTGCAGAAGCGGCACCACCGTAGTGGAAGACGCTATCCTTGAGGAACACTGACCACATGAGTGGGTGCAAGATGAAGTCGGTAGGAATGTGCTTTTCTGCCATGAGCACTGCTGCCATGTCAACTACGTCATCCCAGGTAATGGTACCGTTGGCTGTGCCAGCGATTCCTCTACCAGTTGTATCATCATACGACCCACTGGCGTTGTCGAATACAACAGTTGCTGCATCCTTGAAACGGCTAAGTGCGATTTGTTCTTTCAAACGAGCCATAGCACGACCTGCTGCACGAACATGAAGTCCGACAATGTCCCAAAGGGAGTCAGCAATGACTTCCTCTGTGAAGGAGAGCTTTACGCCCTTCTTCGAGACTTTGCCTTCAATCTGCTTTGCAAAGGCGAGTGCCTGCTCTGGGTATTCTTGCCCTTCGGGAATCTCTGCTGCTTGAATTGCATTAACTGCTGGGAATTCCAGAGAACGCCCTTTGCCAAGGCGAACTACCGAAAGGAGAGGGGTTACAAGCAACTGTGGTTCAGCTGCCTCTCTTAGAGTACGAGAGATAACTTTAGGAAAGAGTGCAGCTGCGTCAGGTGACGAAAATGCTTCTTTGATAGTAACTCTGTTGTCTGAATCGATGTACCCATCCTCAGCTAATGCGGTTTCCCAAGCTGGGAGACCCGAAAGGAGTTCTTGGATTGTTTTACTCATCTTAGGATTATTCCTCCTGTTAGTGTTTTTCTTTATTATTACAATGTTAAGTTGACGCGGAATGCGCCAATTACATTAGTTACATCTAGGTTTGAACGGATACCTAGTTTACCCTGGTATGCGCCAGACTTTGTTAATTCAAACACAGTCTTAAGTGCACCTGGATCTGATGGCAACTGCATGTAGGAAAGAAGTCCATCATCAAAGTTTGTAGCAAACTTCTCGACTTCGACAACTTTACCAACCTGCAACCATGGATATGCACCAGCGGCTGCAGTTGTAGCTGCAAGCTTTACTGGACGACCCATAAAGTCAGCAGCAATTAAATCGCCACCAGCTAGATCCGCATTAACTCCTGTTACCATTGGGTACTCTACATAGCCACCTGTAATGAAACCAGCACCTTGTGAGGTTCCTTTATCAAATGGTCTATAGAGATCATATTGCGCAACGCCTACTGGGACTGAGTAGGCTGCAACAGCCTGTGTGTCTCCTGATGCGCCAGCAACTGGAGTTGCTGCTGCGGTTGGGTTCCAACCGGAAATTGTGTCACCCCAAGTAACGCTTCCTGCACTACCGTTAGCTGGAACGAAACGTGAATCGCCACTACTATCGGTAACTACTGAAAGGATTGTTCCTTTTGGAATAACGACTTCAAAACGATCATCTTCTGAATCTGAGTACCAGGTTGGAAGAGCGATGCTTGGAAGGATGTAGGCTGCTGGTGCAGAACCTGAAGAAACCAAGAAACGGCCTGAACCGGTCTTTGTTCCTACTTTACGAAATTTTGCTAAACTCATTTAATTTCTCCTTGTATATTTTTATGATTAAAGTTTACGACGGCCCATTAAGGCATCTACAAACAGTTCTTCAACTGAATTATTTTTTGCTTTTGGTTGTTCGATAACCTCTTCGTCATCCTCTTCTAAAACGTTTTCTTCTTTTTCTAAGACAACGTCATTTTCAAGGATAGACTCACTAAGACCATGAATGCTCTTTTTGAATATTGGGAGCTTTGCAAGATCTCTTAACGTATCAGCTAGTGAACCAGCTGATCTAGTTACGTGATCCTTAATAAGTTCTTCTCTGCTTTCAACAGATTCAGTTCCTATTGAGATTTTAGTATCGACAACTCTTTCAGCCAAAGTACGGTGTAGAGCTTGTTTAAGCTTCTTGTTTTCTTCTTCAAGTAAATGGAGTTTTTTCATTAAATCATCAGCATCTTGCTCAGAGACTATATTGTTGTCAGTGAGCTCTACCTTTGAATCTTCATTTACTTTGTTTTCTTCAGCGACTTCAGAATTAGCTGATTCAACTGCCTCTGAGGCGAGTTCTTCTGCTGATTCTGGAACTACTGTAGACTCTTGCTCATCAGCAGCTGGTGCTATCGATGAGTCTTTTGCAATTTGTGCTTCAAGTTGAGCAATTTTTTCATTTGCCTTTTTAAGGGCATCAACTGGATCAACTTCTAAATCTTCTTTATCCGTAACCGTTTCTTCAGTTACTTCTTCTTCAGTCTTGAGCGACTCTTCTGCTTCCGGGGCCTCTTCAGGCTCTGTAGCTTCTGGAGCTTCTGTATCGTCTTGTGATACTTCAGGATCTGATTCCTGAACAGTGCCTGCAGCGATGTTTGAAAGATCTTGACTTAGATCTTCTACAGCAGCGAGGATGTCCTCACTCTTAACGTTTTCGTCCATATTTGAGTTCTCCTCATGGCTATTGATATCTTCACTTCCCTTAGATAGTAATGATGAGTTCTCACTGTTACTATTTTCGCTCTCCTGTATGGCTATTGCCGACAAGAAAGCACCTTTCATGTGGAGATACAAGGGTCTAGATTCTTTTTTCTTTAAGTTATGTAATATAGATTCATTCTCACTAATAGAGACGATATCTTCTTCATTCATATGTAAAACAAAGGCTTTGCTCTTTGCGACCCAGTCTTCTGAATCGGAAATTGCTACTTTGCCATCAACAGCCTTCTTGGATCTAACACTAGATCTTTGATCGGCTGGTTGATTAACAAAAGAGTATTCTTTAAAAGAAATGTCCTGCATATCTATATATGCCATTTTTCCTTTGTGAACAGTTCCTCTTTTGTACTTAGGAGCTTTTGGTCTTCCGCTAGCGTCTTCGGTAGCAAGGTCTTCTCCACTGATGGAGCAAACTGCTTTTCCGGCACGACCGCCTACGGAACCAGTGAGGTATCTTTGATCAGAAATCTTTTGCGCTGCTACTGGATCAGTAACGGCAATCTGCAAACGAACAAAATGAGAACCATCTTCTTCTTTGTCCATCTTTGCAGCTATAACTCGACCAATTGGTTCTGAGCTAAGATCATGATTCATGATGATTGGTTTTGGATATGGATCAACCCAAGATTGTAATGCTTTTTCTAATTCAGCTGCAGAATAGTTATTATAGTTAGCAGTTAGTCCGTTCGTGGATTGCTGCTACTTCTATTATGAGGCCATAGTTTTCATTAAATCCTTCAGAGAAATCATATGTAGATTCAGAAAGATCTGGAAGCTGTATAGTAAAGTTTTCTACAAACTCAAATGTCATTTGCTTACTCCAAATAATGGTTCTTTAAATTCAAAGGTTATAGTAAATTGATTTTTATAAGATTGAACAATATTATATGAAAATATCATACTTTCTACTAATTACTATAAGTTACACTGCCTCTAGGATCTCCATTGTTTGAGAAATCTTGAAGCATCATTTTATTCATAATGTGCGGAGTGTATATATAACTTGCACAATATAAATTATACCCTAATTTTTTAGCGTTTGCACACCATCCTAAATCTTCCCCTTGAGGATGAAGTTTGTAGTCTACATTGTTGTAAACGTTGGGTGACATCATCTTTGCTGCCATGATTATGTCAGATTTAAAATAAGTACCTAAAGGATATTGTTCTTTTCTATAGGCTTTTTCTAGATCTTGTTCTTCTTCATGCCAGTTCATTACACCTGGATACATTGTTGTTGTAGGGGTCATAAACATTCCCGTGCTAACAGCGTCTGCGCCTGATTGAATATGGCTAGTTAAAAGCTTAATTGTGTTGCTATTGGTTAATAGTATATCCGAATCTAAACTATAATAATAATCAGGTTTGATATCTCTTACTTTTGTAAGCAGAGAGTTTCTAAGTGAAACCATATTTTCATACTTAGAGATGCTCCATTGTCTAGTCCCTTCTTCGTGATAAAAATGAGGAATATCTTCTCTCACACTTATATCGAATAAAGCAACAGACTTAACGTGCTTTTTGTATCTCTCCAGCATTTGGGTTGTTTGTTCGTCATCCGGAGATGCCTCAAAAATAAATCCTATATTAGATAAATCAATTCCTTGACTTTCAATACAGGAAATCCAATATGGAAAAATCCATTCTCTTTTATATATCGGACAACCTATTAATAGCTTCATCTTATTGAAATATTATTCAGATACTTTTTCTTTTTCAAAGGCTGCTGAAGCTACTTTTTTTTCTACTTTTGGAGCAGGAGCTTTTTCTTCTTCAGTAGCTGGAGCTGGAGAATCGTCTTCTTCTTCTTGAGAAAGTACATCGACTATTTCGTCAATCACTATCACTAAGTGCATCAATGCCAAACGAAGTTGACCATTGTCAACAGCTGTTCTAAACTCTTCTAAAGCCTTGAAGAAATCTTTGTCTTCTTTGTTATTCTGACTTACCATTTTCTATAACCTCTATTGTATCTAATTGATCGAAATCATCTCGTATAGTAGTATACTCTTCATCGAGGAGATTTTCAATAGTGGTTAGGAATTGATTGTCCATTCTTTTAATATTTGGAGAAGTTTTCTTTCCATACTGGTTAGCTGGACGCATCGTGTTATCTACGCCTTTATTTGCGGGAGCTGTTTTTTTATCAACAGGGGTAAGGCTTTGGTTCTTATTGGCAGGTTTTTCTGTATTGCCATTTTTTCTCAAATCAGGCTGAGAAGTATCTATTACGCTAGTGCTTTGATTATCTGGATTAAATGAACTTGAGTTAATTGCCCCTGTGGCTATGGCCAATTGAACCTTACCTTGAATCGCAGAGTATAGTTGAGAGAGATCTAGCTCTGGATGCTCATAACCGAGAGCCACTCTTGTCTCACCTAATGTTGCAATGTTATTTACATATTTTTGAATTAAATGAGTTTCTTTTTTAACCTGAGTATCTACGTCTATTTCTTTGAATCTAAAGAAACAACGATCAGAGATATTTGACTCCATTGGATTAACGATAGGATCAAATCCACCCTCAAATAACAACTCATTAAATATGTTAAGTCGAATCATTTCAGAAAATAGTCTTTGATAATTTTTTACCTTATCATAGAGAGCTGTATCCAATCTCTCTGTAACAGATCTATTTCCACCATTAAGAGTCATACCAAGGTGGTGAGGTGCAACACCTAGTCCAATAGCCACTCTTTCCTTAAAGTGATCCATGTAAGGTATTGCATCTAATGCTGCTCCTCCAGATCCGATAATAGATACATCGTGTCTATGAGGAAGAATCAATCCACCTTCATTGTTTAGATTCTCTAGCTCTATCGAAGCTCTTTCGATCTCATCGGGCTCTGCTGGTTGCTCTGGAGTTCCAATTGTATATTTGTATAATGGGAATAGTTCTCTATGAACAAGGTTCTGCACATCTTCTTCCATTTGGCGAAGGGCTATAACATCGTCAAGTGCATTGGTTATAAACGGAGTTCCAAAAGCTCTTCCGGTTTTTCTATCATAATGAAGATGAATTACTTGATCTGCTGGCCATTCTGGAGCTAAGGTATTGGGAGAAAAAGTATAAGGGTTTGTTTGCTGCTTATATCTTTTTGGCTTGTTATGCTTATCTCTAAGAATTTTAACTTGCTCAGTTGGTATTAGGTAATAACCAACTATCGGTTGAGCTCCATTGATTGCAGTTAAAGTTGTAGGAAAATAATCACCTATATCGGCTCTAGCTTTAACCACAAATGCATTACCAAATTTTATAAGTTGATCGACTATTTCACTCAAGAAATCAATGAAAGGTCTTTTCATTGTTATCTCCAAGAAGTCTATTCTTTGATAAAGATAAGATCTAGCTTCATGGTTTTCTGAGATTATGTCCCAGCCCTCTTTCCAGAAAAGCTCTTTATATTTATTGAAACCTTGTTTTACATACGAGTCAGTATCTATGGCCTGAATAATTCTCTCAAAGTCATATGGGGCAGGTTCAAATACAGTTCTTGTATTAGAAGTTAACGCCACCCCTCTAAAGCCAAGGGCAATAGAAGCTATTCTCATGGAGGTGCTAAGAGATCTTAGCTCATCTGGTTCTAGCGTTTTTGCAACGAAATTGTTTTCGTTTTCCACTCTTTGGAATGGAAGGTAGTCTTTAATGGCCATGATACTTCCCGTATATAAAACTAAACTATGTTAAATAGTAGTGTTTTATTTATATATGCTAAAGAATTTAGCTCTTGTCTTGCATTCCTGCTGCTTCAAATGTCTTTTGAATAATCAAATTCTTTACAGCTTCGAGCCAGAAAATAGTCTCTGCTTCATTAAAATCGCTCTTGTAAGCTAAGTTTTTATCGGAAATATTGATTCCAATATTAAACTCTTTAGGAGCTTGTACTTCTTCTGCTACTGTTTCTGTTGCTACTTCTTCTTTTTTAGCTGCCATTACTTATCCTTTTTTGATATCTGAGTTACTGGTGTTGAAAAATCTTCGTCATGAGTATGCGTCTGAAGCTCTTGAATGACTAAATTTAATTGTTTGATTGTGGCTTCTTTAACCACTAAATCTGTTGTAAGCTGTGATAGCTTTTCTTGAAATGTTTGAATAATTAAATTCACATCTAAATTTGGTTCTTGCATTGTCGTTCCTATCTTAGTTGAATTGACATCTTAGTATATCAGCTTTGAATCTTTAATTCCAACTCTTTTACTTTTTGAGAAAGTTCTTGAACGGCCTTAACTAAAGGGGATATAAATTGTTCATAAGAAAGAGACTGCTTAGAATCTGGATCATTAATATTACTAATTGACCAACCAGCAAAATCTTCAACTCCAAATTGATCTATTACTTCTTTTACTTCTTGGGCAATAAATCCCCAATGCCTTCTAACTCCAGGTATTGGCTTTAATCTGTAAATTTCTCCACCTTTTTCATCTGTTCCAATGATTATGGGGTTTCCATTTTGATCTTTTTCTATTTCATTGCTTCCAACTATAAATTTATAACTAACAGGTCTAAGTGTTTCTATGAAATCAAGACCCAAACTTGCATCTTCTATATCCTTTTTCAACCTGATATCAGATGTAGATATAGAAGTATTATTGGAGTATAATCTTTTCCACCTTTTATCGGCAGATCCTGAACCAGTAGCTGTATTATCTTGCCCTAAGTCATATGTATTATCAGTATTGGGAGACCAATCGCTTTTAACGCCATATCCATTACCTAAAGTTACGTATGCTGGATTGAAATTTGTTCCAGTTACAATTGACCCACTTACAGTTGCTCCATTTATGCTAGAGCCTGTTCCAGTAGCGTTAATGTCATATCCAGCTGTTATGTTTATTTCCCTTGCGTAAGTTGTAGCTGAGACTATGAGCGTACCCGTAAGAGTTCCCCCAGACGAAGGGAGATAAGCGTGAGAATGTCCTGACAGCGATACTATGGTCCCGCCAACATAAAGGGAACCAACAAGAACATCAACTCTACCATCTTCTCTTACTGTAAAAGTGTTAGTTCCATCTAATTTTTCTACAACAAATGGATATCTATTAGTAGCAGTATTTCCAACTCCTTGAACTCTACAAACTGTAGTACCGTCTACAGCAGCTCCATCTCCAACTCTTAATCTTTCTAAAACCCTAAAGTCACCTTTTACATATCCGGTTGCACCTTCTAATTGTCCTAAAAAATTTCCTTTTTGCGCAGTAAGATTACCTTCATTGTCAACGTAAAATGCTCCATTGCCCAAACTTATAGCTGCATTGGTGTCATCCATGTAAAGATAAGATTTATTAGATGTTGCCCTAAAGTAAACTGTTCCATCACCTCTTTCAAGCCATGTATTGGTCCAACTGCCTTTAATGTTACTCAGTACTATTCCACGAAAATCGCTTGCACTTCCGTTAGCGTCTGTTAAGTTATTTCCAACTTGAACATTTCCTACAGTTAGTTTTCCAGTAAGATTTCCGCTTGTTGCATTTATATATCCACTGAAGCTAGCATTCCCAGATCCATCTATTCTGAAATTTTTAGAAACTATTTGTCCATTATCAAGATCTATTCTTGTGCCGACTGAAGAGTAGGTAGAGGAAGTATTAGGCCAACTAAAGCCAGTAGACTCTATTGTTCCAGTTCTAATTAGTCCACCCTTAATTATGGTTGAATTAGAGTTTATTCTAGTAGCTGGATTTTCTGCACCTAATGCTGCGTTACTAGCGACTGTTGTAGCACTTGTTCCGCCTATTGTTACTTCTCCAGAAATATTAAAAGCATCAGTAGTTGCATCGTAGGATATATTCTTTGTTGCATTGCCGACCTTAAATGAACCGTTTACATACCAGTAGTTATTATTAACGTTACCACTAGCAGTGTCAGAAATCTTTAATCCAATAACTCCAGATCTATTTCCGATTACTAAAGACTGTGCTCCAGAAGTTACTGAAAAGATATTAGCCTCTGGCAATGAAGCACCAGGGTCGATAATTGCGTCTGAACCAATACGAACTTGACTTCCGTCAAATGTGATTCCCTGAATTCCACCAAAGTTGACACGGCCATCACCAGTGATATTCCATCCTTTTGCGTAGCAAGTAAATTCAACTAAACCAGCTACAGAATGATTAACAGTTGCTGTAAAATTAGTTTCATCTACAATTGAACTTATTTGAGAGTTTGATCCAAATCTACCAGGACCAAGAACGTTAGGTGTTGCTAGGTTTACTCCAGGAATAAAGAAAAACATTCCTGGATATAAGCCGTTTGTTGTCCCTTGAGTTAAGGTTACTAGTTTTTTATTTGCTTCAGTACCAGTTGTCGACAAAGTTGCTCTTAAGTTTCCTACTTCTGGTTTATATGAAGCAGATTTTATAACGGAGTCTGATCCAGTTAAAATTATTTGAGCAGAACCTATATAACCTGATGTGATTCTTGAAGCGCTGAGCTCTTGTATATGAGCTGATGGTATAAAGGGAATTTGTCCAGATTTTTGAAGAGGAGTCCAACTTGATGCTACTCCAGAGGTAGTGATTGATCTAACCTTAACAAAGTAGTATGCTTTTATTTGTTCAAAGTTAGTTGTAATTGTACTATCTGTAACATTTTCTACAAAAGTACCTTGCTCTATATAGGAAGTTTCTTCTAGGTTTACAGTAAATACGTTTGAGCTAGAAAAACCTTGAATCTCATAATCATCTTCTGATATAGGCTCGTAATGTAATCCAATTTGTTCTACTTGAGATTCTTTGTATACTTTATATTCATAGTTTTTTAGGTTAAGATCATCAGCTGGGTTAAAGCTAACCATTGCTGTTTTATAACCTACGGATATTTGAAGATTTCCAAGTGACGTAGGTTCAACCTGGTCTGTTGGAACAGTGAATCTTATAGCAGCAGAAGGGTCTAAAGTATTATTTAAGTCAGCGTCTTTTGCCCTAACTGTTAATAAATATTGTTTTCCTGGTTTTAAATTTTGAAGTGTCTTTTTTACAATAGCCATTATTTTACTCCGCCTATAGATATAAATGATAAATCAGGATTTATAGATTCTTCACCTAGAGATATATTATAATTTTTTAAAAATTGTATTTCTTTAATTAAAATATTATTTCCAGATGATAATACGTTTTTATCATATAAAGTTTCTATTTCTATAATATATTCCTCATAGCCTAAATCTATTATATTAATAAGCTCAGTCTCCAAAAGACCAGAGGATAAGTAGCAGTCTACATTTGTCCAGTCTACTACGACCTGTTCTATCTGTTGATCAGAAATAATTTTTGTAGATATTCTATATTTAAAAATTCCATGATCTGGACCAACATTTCCTATTAATTTAAATTTAGGTCCACTAAAATTACCTACAACTTTTACTTCTGCTTTTGTTGATTTGTTATCTATCCAATCAACTCCATCATTAAAAAATGTTAATGTATAATTTTCTTTAGAGTCTTTATCAACTTTACTTTGATATAGATTAACGTCACTAGGAGTTGCGCTTAATGGCGCATTGTCTTGAGAATTATTTCCCGATAAATAATAATTGATAGTAGATTGATCATATTGAATATACTTATAAACAGTTTCATCTATATCGTAGTTATAGTAAGAAGTTGGCTTTATATATTTTATATAATCTCTACCATAATAAAGATTATAATTAACGGCATTTCCGGGACCAATAGAATGTTCTTTTGCAGATTTAAAATAAATTAAATTATCCAGAATTGTAGTTGATACTGGAGTAGCATCTGTTGAATCTATTGGGTCTTCATAAACCATTACGTAAGAATGATCTTGTTCTGTCTTGACTAGATTAGCATCATATAGGTAATTAATTTCGTTATCTAACAAATCAACGAATAACCAATCGTTTGCATGAATTGTTTCTTTGATGTCAGAAAAAGATAATCCGTTTTCTTAATGGCGGATTCGACAAATTAAGCGTATATGGAGACGCTGAAATATTACTATCATTCTTTAAATAGCTAAACCAAGTCATATCAAATCTCTATGTATCTAATCTCAAATTCATACTTATCTTTTAACTCATCAGGAACATTAATGCTTACTACAACATCTGCTACTGGAACTCCACCAATTAGTATATCAGGTATGAAGGATTCTATCTTAATATCTAAAATGTCTTTAACTTTTAGAAGATCACTGTTTTTATAATCGTCTCTTACTGAATTGTAATCTATGTCTATAGATCTAATTTTAGTAGAACCGTCATATCCCGTATGACTATGAGTACTTAAATCTACTCCATCAATAGTAACGTTAGGTTCTACCGAGACATCGCCTGATATAACCCCACCTGTTTTGAGTAAATACTGAGGGTGATTATCCTCGCCTAAATCATCCAATGAAGAGTGACTAGACTTTAATGATTCTGTTATAGAACTTCTATCGGCAACTGCGTAATAAGCTGCTGATATATACTCTTCATTAGATTCAGAAGTAACTATTCTATTTTTAGATATAGCTTTAGATGCTAATTGAGAAATGTAAAGAACATATTTTCTTCTTTGCATTATTGATTGATATAATGAATCTATTTTTTTGATCATTATATTTCTTCTTTCAAGAAGATCTGTCAAAACAGACTTAAAGTTTCCTTCTATAGTTAAGACAGCAGTTATCGCTTCTTCTGCAAGTCGAGGCATTTGAGAGAGCATGTTAGTCGTTCTAAAATCTAAAGCTAAATCTCCTCCAACTTTTGTTTTAAACTTTATAGATGGTCCTAAAAACTTTTCATAAAAAACACTACAGTCTTGACCTAGGTCCTTGTTCAAAGACTCTATTTGATTATTAATTGATACTGTTTCTGAATTTACTCTGATCGAAAAAAATGCTTGAAATTGACCGGCTTGTCTTTTAGTGACTTTATCCACTTCGGATTCTGGGAGAAGGACGGGAGAGGCTGGGATCGCGTCTTCAAACCTCCTCTGATAATGGGTCGCCATTTTGAGCCAGTAGAGGTAGTACGTTGCGACTTGTTGCTGTGATTCGTCTTCATAGTCATCTCCAAAATCTGTCATTAGTGATTTCTTAATGCACTCAGCTTCATTGATAAGTGCTTTTGCTATTTTTCTAAAAGAATATATATGACCAAAAGTAGTTGAAGATATGAGTTGATCATATTCTTTTGTAAACTTTCTACATCCTCTACAACCATGTTTTTCTGCATATAGATATTCTGCATGTGAGATAAAATTAGGAAGAGTACCCTCTCCTAAAGATTGATCGTTTATTTTAGATATTTCACTCCATACATACCTGTGATATTCACTTATAGCTGGAGTAGCATTTGGGTCTAAGCTAATCTCATTTAATAATTTTTCTAATTCATCTACAAAAAAAAGTAAATCATCACAAGTATTCTTTGCCTGATCCTTTACCGCTTTTAGTGGAACACTGTAATACTGATCCGTACCAGCTGCGTAAGTTGTAACGTCTGATTTAAGTTGAAACTTATTTTTACCTGCGTCTTTGTTTAAATCTGCGTAAGGCGATACTCCATTAAGCTGGTAGTCGCCAAATATATCTGATTCAACTGCTTGAATTTGGTTAAGGTTTTCAATAGCCATAATTACCCTTAGAACATCTTCCTGGTATTTTGTCTAGATCCACTTTTTCTAGATCTTCCAGCTTTTAATCCCTGTGTTCTATTTGTGTCCAAGAAATGCTTTCCGTATCCAGATTCTTTTTCACTATCACTGTCTTCCTCATTCTTTTGCTTTGGCATAAAAAATGTATTAGAAAATGTAGTTGTATTTGTTGCTGATTTAATCTTGCTAAATTCACCAAAGTTTTGAGTTATTGCGAGAAGGGCTAGCATCAAAGCATCGTGTGCATGATCTACCGCTGAACCACCTGCCTCAAAGACTGGTCTTCCAGACTGAGTAGTTCTAACTACCACATAAGATATTAACTGGGTATAAAGTTCTTCATCAAAAGAGGAGAATAGAATTTGTTCTCTTTCAAGATATTGCCTAAGGTTATCGACCATGTAAGGTTTGATTTCTTTTTTGGTAGGAAGCTTAGTGTAAGGATCCCTAATTTCTATAGATTCACTAAACGCAACTCCTTTTACTTTTTCCCTAAGATTAGATTGAGGATTTTCCATCCCATACTTGTGAAGCAGTTCTACTTGAACTTCACCATATCCTCTGTCAACATATATAAACTTTGGGCTAAAAGAATGATTTAGTTCTACGATTCTATTAACGGCGTTGGTTAAGGTGTATTCAGACTTAGCAATCTCTTCTCTGTACACTACTCTGACCTTACCTCTAAATCTTTCGTCCTCATAGGCCTCTGAGCACGCTTCTAAGACGACTATATTGGTTCCGGCACCATACTTGTCCCAATCCACTCCAACCGAGTAGAAGCTCCTTGCAGACTGTATCTCTGGAATATAATTCCACCCTGGTTCAACGAAAGCTCTATCTACATATTTTCTAGGATATACGCCTTCAG